GAGGAGATAGAAGCAAACATCAATCTGTTATTTCCAATCCAGATGAAAGATGGATTATCAGCTAAAGATATGTATAAGGATTACGGTGATGGCCCCTTTGAGAATCTGGCTCATGAACTTGATTTATATAAAGAATTAGAAGAGCTTATATAATCAGGCGTATTAGAGACACAGAAATGTTAGATATGCTGGAGATTACGGTGACGAGAACAACAATACTAACATAAACGAGGTAACAAACAATGACAAAAGAAGAAAGAGAAAAGCTTATAGCGATGTTCAAGGATGGTGTGGAAGCTGAGAAAATCACACTTGACGGATTGCAGAAGCTAATAAATGGCAGTAGTGATAATGAAGAGGTCACAAAATATAAAGAGAAGCAGGTTGAGCTTGAGCAGAAGATCGAAACTCTTGAAGGACAGATTAAGCTCCTGGCAGAGAACAAAGACAAGAAAATGCTCCCGAATGAAGAGGATAAAAGTTTTGGTTTCAAAAGCCTGGGTGAATTCATCTCCAGTTCGCTTGGCTATTTGAGTAAGCAGGGCATCCCAGACCCGCGATTCGCTAAGATCGAAGAGTACCAGAAAGCCGCTGGGACTGGTCCCGTTATTTCTGATAGCACGTATGGAGCTATACTTATTCCGCCTGCATTTGGTGAAATGATCATGACAGAGACTATGGAGAAAGCCAATATATGGGCAAGAGGATCGGCTGTTCCTATGTCGTCATATTCGATAGAGTTCCCTGTACCAGAGGATTGGGACCATAGCTCTGGGACCTATTATGGCGGGATATACGCAAGCTTCACGGCTGAAAACACGGCAATCACAGAGACTAGACCTAGATTTGGCTCTGTAAAATTGACATTGAATGAAGCGAAAGCCATGACAGCCCCGTCTAATAGCATTCTGAGATATTCTCCAATCTCATTGGAATCAACCTTGCGCTCCATGTTCTCAGATGCTTTGTCAGCTCTATTGACCGATAAGATTATCAACGGTTTGGGCGCTGGTGAACCAATGGGAATGCTGAATGCGCCATGCAAAATCGAGATATCGAAGGAAACGGGGCAGGATGCTGATACAATAGTGTTGGATAATTGCCTGAATATGCTCCAGAGACTTCCAGCGAATTCACGCAGACGCTCTATGTGGGTAGTAAATAACGATTGCGAGCCACAGTTACGAAAGATGCACCAGGTGGTTGGTCTTTCCGGCGTCCCTGTTTATCAGTTCGCTGCGGGGAATCAGCAGTTTGATACGCTGTTCAATATACCTGTTGTGCTGACTGAATTTGCACAGAAAGTTGGCGATGCTGGCGATATTATACTGGTGGACCCGACTGCTTATTTCACGGCGTACTTCACGGGAGGTATGACGTGGGATACTTCTACACATGTCTATTTTGCTTATGACCAGACGGCATTCAGGTTGGTCTATCCTTGTGATGCACAACCAAAGCATAGATCGGCATTGACACCAAGATATAGTTCTGTCACATTGTCTCCCGTCATAACATTAGCCGAAAGAGCTTAATAATATAAGGAAGGTGTTACAATGAGTTCGTTCAAAAATATACAGAAAAGTTTCTACTATCCTGGCTGGGTGCCAGTTGATTGCAATGGCGGTCTGACTGGCAACTATGTCAGTATGAAGAATTACAACCATGCAGAAATTATTATACAGATCGGGGCTTGTACCAGAACAGCTAGTGTCACGATCAATAAAGCAAAGACAGTAGCTGGTGGCAGTGCTACGCAATGGCTTACGTGGGATGAGGTGTTTGTCAATGCAGACGTGTCAGGATACAATGCTGAAGATTCAACGCCCACCACTACATATACAAGAACAACTGTATCATCTGATACAAAAGCTACAGGAACGACAGCTAATCAAGTCTGGGTAATTGAATTCGATGCTATAGAACTTGGCGCAGGATATGACTGTTTCAATGTCAATATATCAGATCCAGGTGGTACTGGTGACGTTATAGGTGTATTGTATCGCTTATCAGAACCGAGATTTTCGGCGGAGAATCCACCTACTCCAGTAGAGGATTAATTACATGAAAGTGCGGATTAAAAAACCAATATTGCTTGAACCAGATGATGTTATAGACATACACGCATGGGATGCCGGGATATGGGTTGAGCGTGGGCTTGCTGAATATGTCAGGGTTGGTGAGGATATTACGCATGCAAACATTAATCCGCATTTTCGTGATTTAGCGAATCCAGAAAAAGATAAAATGATTAAGAAACCGAGAAGGAGAAAAGCATTATGATTACTTACACAGGGTCAGCAGCGGCAGATACAATGACGATCAAGGGAGGTCGAATAGCGTTTTATAATGCTACTACAAATACGGATGGTGGCATATTAAAGTGCGGGACGTCCAGCAGTGCTGTATCTGTTACTACCCCTGACCATAAATTTATATCGTTCTATTTAGCGAATGCTGCAGCCTCCGGTGATAATCGCGGCATGTATCTAAGATTGTACCACACGGGAGCTGGTGGCGGCGGAGAAGCACTGAGAGTATTTACAACGGTAAGCAATGTGGCAGCGGGGACGGCCCATGGAGCGCATATCAGCTTAAGCTTTGGCTCGACAGGATCTATCACTGGATTAGGCTTAGGAATGAGAGCAACGCTTCACGTTCCGAACCAGGCACAATCAGGCGGAACGTATGCAGGAGCGCAAAGTGAAGTTTATTTTGATGGTACGTCTGCAAGGATCGCAGGTGCAACGGTGGCATCAATACATCGCTTTATTTGTGATGGTGTTACTTCTCATACAAATGATGTGCCTTATGTGTTTGAATTTGTGGGGTTAAACGCAACGCAAGTAAGAGAAAATACTTCAAGCGATGCCACCCATGGTTTACGATGCCGTATCAATGGCGTTATTTACGATATTCTATTACACACAGCAGCATAACATTAGAAAAGGAGCATGTTATGATTACAGTTAAGGCAGGCGAATTGCACGATATTTTTGCAAGTCTCAAATTGCTGATGGATATAAGGCTTCCAGGCGATGTCTCCTTCCATGTTGGCAGGCTATTCCATGAAGTGATCAAGGAAGTGAATATATATGAGCGTGCCAGGATGGGTTTGATCGACCAGTATGGCGAGAAAGATAAAGATGGCCAATTAGTGATGGAAAACGATGCCTATAAAATCAAGCAAAGAGCAAAATTTAATAAGGAATTTGAGGCTTTGCAAAGTATCGAGGTTAAATTGAATATAACACCAGTGGCTATACATATTCCAAACATAGAGATAGAGCCATTGGCTATGATAGCGTTGAATCTTATAGCAAGTAACGATGATATTTTTCAAAAGGAGCAAAGTAACGATCAGCGCAAATAACTTCCTCCAGTGCGCTGAGTGCCGGGGTTTGCTCCTTTGCCCGGCATTAAGGTTTTAACATGGGTTCAAGTTTATTAGCTTCTAGTCCGAATCGGCTTTTTGCAAATGCAGATGTGACAGTTGGTGACGTGGCTGTAGTTTTTACAGTTACGTGCAATGAGGTCTTAATCGGGAAAAATATTTCGTTTATATTCATAAAACCATCGGGAGCAACTCGGATAGTAACAGCCGAAGTTGTCGGCACATTTACCGCATCCTGGGGGACGTCTCTTGCAACCGACCTAGATGAGGAAGGACGTTGGTATATTGCAGCACGAAATGATACAAGCGGCTATTATTACACAAAGGAAGAAAATTTCACTTTCGTATGCAGAAGAAAACCGGGGGGTGAATCATGAATATCACAGCTCTTGATGATGTGAAGCTACTTTTGGGCATTACTTCTTACGATTATGACTTAGAGTTGGAATATCTGCGCCTTGCGATAGAAAGTGCAGTTCAAAGATATTGCCAGAAGGATTTTGAATCTACTACATACACAAATGAGTTATACGATGGCACAGGATCTGAATACTTACAATTATATAAAAGTCCTATCATTTCAGTCTCAAGAGTTTCCATAGATCGCGAAGAAGCTATTAAAATTAAGAATGTGGCTACAGACGCAACAAGTGCAACAATACTAGTTGATGATTCTGGAATAACATTGACGGTTTCCGGCGGATCGATGGCAGAAACAAATACTTTAGCATTTGCCACATACACAACATTATTGAGCTTGGTGAATCAAATAAATACTTTAAGCGCTACCAGAGGATGGCAGGCGGAGGTCTATGATAGCGATCAGAACTCATATAAAACTACAAACCTTATGTCACAGTTTCTCGGTTGCAATGATAGCCAATGGGTATATATCCAGATGGCTGGGGAGTCGCTAGATAATATCTATATGTATAAAAATGATGGAATCATCAAATACGAAGGCGGATTCCCTAAAGGCGTGCAAAATATAGCGGTGACTTACACCGCGGGGTACTCATTAGTTCCTTATGATGTTAAAGTCGCTATTATTAATTGGATCGGGGCAGAATGGACAAAACGCCAGAACGATGGTCTTGGGTTGAAGCGATTTGATTTAGGGCAGTTGACAATGGAATTTGTTCAAACAGAAATTCCTGATTTCATAAAAGGATTATTAACTCCACATAGGGTGATAAGCGTATGATACCGGGTCCGAAAGTTACAGCTACATTATATCAGCGGACTGATGTAAAGTCTCAGATGGGCACTACTACACAGGCGTTTACTAAGGTCCAGAATATTACAGGCGCCTTACAAGCGTTGGCTGCTGCCGAAAAGCAGGCAGTCGGGAAGGTAATAACAGATCAGCTCTGGTGGTTCATTACGGGGCGAGATACATTCACAAGCGATGAAAATTTTGAAAAGCTCGTTCCCAAAGCACGTCTTATCGTGACTGAGCCTAACGTAATGACATTGAATATTTTATCGCTCCAGGAAGTATGGCTCAGTAATAATCATAGACACGTGGAATGCCTATGCGGGGTAGAAAAATGAGAATGGTATCACGCATAAACGAATTCCGGGGAGAATTAGAGCGGAATATTGAACAAAAGCTCTGGAAAGCAGGCTTCTATGTTGAAGGCGACGCAAAAAGGATGGTTCCGGTAGATACTGGCAATCTAAGATCCAGTATTCATACAACCGTTTCTAACCTGACTGCAACTATTGGGTCAAAGGTGTTTTATGCTCCTTTTGTGGAACTTGGTACAGTGAAAATGTATCCACGACCTTATTTGCGCCCAGCGTTTGAAAATAACAGGTCAAAGATAGCGAGTTTATTTAATGCAGGTAGTATTTGAAGCAATATTAGCGAAATGGGATGCAGATACTGATTTATCGAAAGATGTGGATGGTGGATTGCATTTTATTCAGGCGCCACAGGAAACAGAAATGCCGTTTTGTGTATTTACACCTATATCGCAAACGCCTTATGATACTTTTACGGAGATAGGGGAACAATATCTTATAACATTTGATTTTTATACGCAGGAAGGGTCAAGCTATGATCCTATAGCAGATCTAGAACTTATGAATTTACATTTAACAACATGCTTTGATAATTGTGAGCTGACCATAGATGGATATAATCACATATACATGCAGCGTCAGCAAACCAGGAGAATGCCAGACCCACAAAAGGGATTCTGGCACTACTCGACTGATTATCGGCTTTATGCCGAGAAAACAGGATCAAGATAGGAGATTAAAAAATGGCACATGTAGCGGGTTATGGTGGAGATTTAGCCTTTACGAATTTAACAGCAGGCGTAAGAGGCTGGGAACTGACAGATAGTATTGATATGTTAGATACTACCGATTTTGCTGATACCGGTTTTAGAACATTTATAGGCGGCTTATCAACGTTCTCATTTACAGCAGATGTTATCTGGGACGAAGGAAATACGGCTGCCCCAGGGGATTCTGCAAACTTCACATTAACTGTCACGACCGGCAGTACATATACCGGCGTTGCTCTCTACGAATCAGCATCAACGCCAGTAGTGGTAGATGGGCTGGTAACGCAAAGGGCAACATTTCGCGGAACTGGCGAATTGACAAGACCGTC